CCTCTTCAATGGCCTTGAAGAGCGGGTGCGCAATGAAACTGTTGTCCTGCAGCTTGTCAATGAGCAGCCGCAGGGTGGTACTGGATACCGAAGAAGGCGCTGCCATGCCTGTCTCCTTTGATGGTTCGATGATGTACCGTGCTGCGTCTGCAGTGGCTGCCCTGCTGCGTGCGGTGTGCTCGGGACGTGTACCGCTGCTTCAGGGCTATGCCTGCACACTACCGGCTTCAGCGCTGCCGGTCAAGCTCCTTGCTGAGCGCCAGGATGTCAGCAGCGGTCATTGTGCGCAGCTCCTTCCTCGAGGGCTTGGCAAGCCTGCCACTGTTGCGCCTGGCGCCTGCGGTGGCTGTCAGGGCTGCGGTGCGGCTTGCGGTGCGCTGTGCTGCCCTGCGCTCTGCCTGCGCCTGCGCTTCACGCTGTGCCAAGCGTGCCCGGATGACTTCAATGCCATCAGTCAGCTTGTACGTGGGGCGCTCCTTCAGGAAGGCCACAAGCTCAGCCTTGACTTCAGGCTCATCGAAGATGTCCGGGTGCTCACGCTGCACTTTGGCAAGGTCAAGCCGGGCCTGCTCTTCAGCGGCCTGCTGCTGCAGCGGCTTGATGTGTTCTTCGTAGATCCGCTGTCTTGTGTGAGCAATCACGCTCTCAGGCTGGAAGGGGTCATACTCCGGAAGGTCACCAGGGTCAGAGCCTGTGAGCGCTGACATCATCTGCTGAATGCGCAGCTCCTGCTGTTTGAGCAGGTCAGCCTGCGCTTCTATCTCCTTGCGCTGCGCTGCCAGTGCTTGCGTCTTGCGCGTGTAGTCTGCCCGCATATTGCGCGCATGCTTGTACGCATCAGGGTCAACCTTTTCAAGGTATGCCAGCGTGTCAGACCAGCCCCGTTCAGGTGGCGCTTCTGCTTCAGCAGCTGCTGCAGCTTCAGCACCTGGTGCCTGCTCTTCACTGACCTCTGCCTGCTCTGCTTCAGCAGGCGCCTGCACTACCTCTGCTGTGCTCTGTTCTTCCATGTTTTACCTTCCTATTGGGTTGCGTGGCCTGACCACCACTGCTGTCACTGCGCGCCGATACCATGACGGATTGAAGCCCGGTGCAGTGCGGCTGCCGAGCAGGACCATTGAACCACGGTCACCACGCGGCAGCCTGACGTTGCTGATGCGGTCAAGCCTGAATGTACGCCATGCAGCCAGGCCCCCTCGCTGACTGACGCTGCCGGGCTCTGTGTACAGGTGCAGGTACCGCTTGCCGCCTTTCTGGAAGATGGCATAGGGCACACCTGTGCGCTGACCGACCCTGCCCGGCTCTGTGGTCGGTCTGTAGTGAAAGCGCACCGGCAGATGCTGCTGAATGGCGCTGGTCAGCAGTGACTTGCTGCCTGTACCAGTTAGCTTCAGCGGTTCTGGCTGACGCTGCTGACGGCTTGGTGCTAAGCCAAGCCCCTGCAGTATTGCGCGCAGGCTGCGGATTGCCACCGCTACATCCTGCGCATCAGCATGGCATCAATGTCTTCTTCTTCATCCATCATTGCCATGTCTTCATCATCAAAGGCCACTTCTTCATCAAGCTCTTCATCAAGGAAGTCCCTGAAGTCACGGTCAGCGGCAAGCCGCAGCAGGTGTTCAGTGATGACGATGAGCTCATTGTCACCACGCACCTGTTCAGGGCTGACCGGTGAAGGCTTGCCAAAGTCAGCCGCAGCTTCAAGCGTGGCTGCAAGGTAGCGCACCAGGTCAGGGTCAAGCTCTGGCACCGGCCCCTTGTATGGTCGTGCGTCAAGCTCCCGGTCCATCAGCGCGACCACCTTGCGCACCGCTTCAGCAAGCTGCGTGACCACTTGCCCCTTGTATGGTTTCTCTGGTGTGGGGATCAGGTCAGACAAGGTGTCACCGAGCAGGTCATCTGCCTGCTCAGCCACAATGACCACATCGGCACGGTTGTCCTTCATCTTCTCTTTCAAGGGCATCACATCACTCCTTCAGGGGGCAGGCCCGGCAGTGCTGCCAGGGCAGGCGGTGCGGCTTCAGCAGGGGCAGGAATCGGCGCAGCGGCTTCATTGAAGTCTTCAGGGAAGCCAAAGGCACGCACAAGCTCTGCTTTAATCTTCTCAGGGGGCACACCGAGCTGCAGCAGCAGCGGTGCGTTGCTGACCAGTGCCTGCTGCTTGGCAAGGTCACTCATCGGCGTGCTGCCAGAGTCAACGGCGAAGTATTCAAAGTCACCGGTCAGGTCATCAGCGCTGAGCATTGTCGGGCCGATGGGATTGGGCAGCGTCAGGGGTTCTGCTTCTTCGCCGAGCATGACGCTAAGCATGACGTTGTACGTGCGCGCAATACCGCTGATGACCGCGTCTCTGATGCGCGCCATTCTGCCGATCTCGCTTGACGTGTACGCAGCAAGCAGCCGCTGTTCAGTGGCTGTGCTGCCGGTGGCTTCTCCACGTGTGAACGGCGCAAGCAATCCCGCGTCGTTGATGTCCTGGAGAACCTGCTGCCCGTACAGGGTGATGTCAGGTGGTATCGGCGGGTTGGGCACAGGCACGATTTCACCGGCTATCTGTGTTCCTGGCGGTGCGTCTACCTCAATAAACTCACCGTCAACCCCTTGTGCCATCTTGCTTGCAGCTTCATCAGACAAGAAGCCCTGCCTGACCATCCATTGCCGTGCCATGCGCCGCACACCCTGTGACTGATAGGTGCGCATGACGTTTGCCTCACGCAGCTGGTCATGAATGCGCGCAAGCAGTGCGTACCCGCGCAGGGGCACTTCAGGGTCACGGCTGAAATACAGCGGGATGATTGGCACCACTGGCCTGCCTGACGCTGACTTATACGGTATGCCGCTGGTCACGTGCTCTGTTTCTGCTTGCAGGTCTTCAAGCCCCGTCTCAGAGCCCGCATCAGGGTCAAGGGCACCGACCTGCACCTTCACACCGCTGAACAGGTACCGGTCACCGTCTTTGAAGTCAGGCGACCACACCAGCAAGCGGTCATCCTGAAGGTCATACATTTCAACAACCCGAACCCACTGCCCTTCATCGGTCACTGCCATGCCGTACGTGCTGTCAGGGCTTGCAGTGTGCTCCTGCTGCTCTATCCAGCTTGTATAGGTGCGTGCCTTGAAGCCATCCCTGCGCCTGCTGTAGCGCACTGCAGCTTCCTCGAGCGGCATCAGGTACACGTGCCCAACGTAGCGCTGCGCATCCCACGATGAAGCGGTAGCATCGACGATAACTTCCCACGGTGGCACCGCTGCCGCACTGATGCGCTTCAGGGGGTCAACATTGGCAACGGGCTGCAGCTTCAGGAACGAGCAGGGGAACACCAGTGCAAGCCGGGTTGCGTCTTCAATCTGCTCCCTGACCGTCAGCAGATACCGGTTTGCAGTGGCCTGACTGACTTCAGGGTTGCCCCTTCCCCTGATGTCAGGCCCGACGATGACGGCAGGGTTCTTTGCGTACAGGCTGCCAAGATAGCTTTCAACGACGGCATAGCCCTTTGGTAGCTCAGTGCGCAGCACCTGGCTGCGGTCACCGTACGGCACCTGCAGGCGCTCCTTCCAATAGCGCGTCATGTAGAACGCCTTCTGCTGCCGTAGCTCTGCCCGGCAGTCATCCCAATAAGCGTCATGCTGCGCAAGTATCCGTTGTATCTCTTCAGGCTTCATCTGCTTTCCTTTAGAACGGCATACCGTGATTGTTCAGCCTGCGCGCGCGTGCCTGACCAATCAGGTGCTGCGCTCTGTGCTTCACTGCTGCTATACCCTCGCTGCGCCATGAAGGGGGCACGTCTCTGAGTGCACGATAGGCCAGAGCACAAGCCATAGCAAGGTCATCGTGGCTGCCAGGGGGCGCTTCAGGTGTTGCTTTGCCTGCAGGCACTGTCAGGCTGCGTAGCTCCAACCACAAAGCGCGATCCATGCGCGTAATGACTTCAAGGTGGTCGCGCAGGGTGCTCAGCGCGTCAAGCTTTGACTGCACCGTGGTCACCCAGGGCTTGCCGGTGGCAGGGTTGCGCCACTGGTACCGGTAGCCGCAGTGGTCAAGCTCGAGCAGGACCGCATGACCATGATTGTTACTCTCTGTGAGCACAAGCGCGTGATTGTAGCGGGTAGCTACGCGCACCACTTCATGCGCCCAATGACGGGGGCTGACGGTGTTGGAGCGCTGCACGTACACCGGTTGCATGGTGCCCACACTGACCACCACAAGCGCGCTGTAGTCCCCGCCTACACCACCACCAACATCAACGCCGACCACGTAGCGGTCAGCAGGGTGCGGTGCTTCAATCTGCCGCTGCGGTGTGCTGCTGTCTATCGGTTCGATGCGCTGAAGCTCTGCTGCGTCAAACCACGCACCCTCACGCTTTAGGAAGCAGTCTTCAAGGCTGGCAGGGTATTCAATCCTGAAGTTCTCCAGCCCGAGCTGCAGCACCTTGCGCCTGCGCCAGTACAGCTGTGCCAGTGTCAGCCCGTACCGCTCGCGCTCTGCCTGCTCTGCACTGCTGATGGAGCTTGCAAAGCTGTCAGGGTAGTCATGGTCAGCGTACGCAGGGTGCTCATGCCACCACATCGTGAGCAGATGCCAGCCGTTGTCAGGGGCACCGCGCACGATGTTGCTGAAGCGGTCACCAGGGTTCTGCGCTGTACTCTCGATGATGAGCAGGCCCGCATCACCAACGGCAGCGTCAGCCTGCTTCAGCACTTCATTCTGATTGGGGGCATACGCAAATTCACTGACCACGGCAGCGGCAGGCTGGAAGGAGCGCAGGCCGGTCTTTGACCTGGTTGTGAAGGCTTTGATGCTGGCGCCTGTGTCTTCAAGCACAAGCTCACCCGCGTTGCTGACCTTCAGCCCCCTGCGCAGGAAGCGCGGCAGGTCTTCAAGCCATCTGCGGTTTTCACGCAGGAGCGCTTCAGCAGAGTCAGCGCGCATACTCACAAGGGCCATCATTGCAGCGTGCGGTGTGGTGTACGCCATATGCTGCAGCACCATCTTGCAGCCTGTGGTGGCAGCTACCTGACGCGCTTTGATGACGGCGATGCGCTTGTGCCCTGCCTTGACTGCTCTGAAGATCTTGCGCTGCATTGGCAGAGGTCTGAAGGGCACCGGCTTCTTCGTGTCCTTGTCTGCCACCTGGTGCAGCCTTGAAAACTGCTCGCAGCTGGTCAGACTGGCTGCCATGCGCTGCCGTAGCTGGTCAGGCACTGACGCGGGCAGGTAGGCAGTCACAGCTTGCCTTGAAGCCACGCAAGGTCATCTGCAAGGTGTGCCACCATGTCAGCGGTCACAGCATCAGGGCACTGCCTGCGCAGTATGGTCAGCGCACCTGTCAGGTCAGCCACGCGCACAAGCGCAAGTGTGCGCAGCGCAGGGTCAGGCATTGACAGCACGGCAGCGGGTGCAGGGTCAGGCAGCAGCTGCACCTGCGCAGGCTCTACCGGCAGCAGGCCGGCACGCTGACGCACCTGGTGCAGGCTGACGTGCGGTCTGACTGTGCAAGCTCCTCTGCGGTCAGCGCCTGCAGTCTGATACCAGCGCTGCAGCTGCCCTGTGACTGCCCACGACTTGACGGTGCCGTACGGTACACCGGCAGCCTGTGCCGCTGCTTCATAGGTCATCAGGTCATCAGGTATCGGCTCTTCTTTGGTGTTCATGTCCTTCCTTCCTTCCTTGTGTCAAGGCATCAGCAGAGTGACTCCTACCTTGTCAGCTTCTGCCTGTGCTTCTGCCCTGCTTGTGCAGATGCCTTCTGCAAGCAGCTCGCCGTTCGATGCGCGGTTGCACTGCCACCGAAACTTGAAAGCAGCAAGCTGCCTGACCTGTCGGTGCGTGGTCTGTGTCTCGCTGCGCCACGTGTACCAGGTGCTTTGGTGCCACTTGTACCGATACTTCTTAGCCATCTTCCCCACCACTGAGCAGTGCCAGTACAGCGCTCATCTCTTCGATGTCTTGCGCTGCCGTGGTGTCTATCTCTGGCGGGCCGTGCTGCAGCCTGCCACGCTCCAGACTGACCCATTGGCGCAGCGCGGGTATGGTGTACGCGGGCATTTCATCGCCCCTGTACAGCGCTTCAGCAACCAACAACATTAAGCCGCTGAAGACACCTTCTAAGTCACGATCACGTGCGCTCTCATATAATCGCCGTTCTGGGCTGACTCTGCTGGGCATGCTCTGAAGGTACCCTAAAACGGTCAGGGAAGGTGCCCGGAAAAGTATCAGGAAGGGGTTGCTTCAGTCTTGTGCTGCATGGTATATGTATTGTGCTGTTCAAGACTGAAAGGAGCACAGAATGAACACCAAACTGCCCAACCCTGACCTGCACCTTCCTGACCCTGGCTTTGACGCACCGCTTGATGATGCTGCGGAGTACCTGCTGAGCGTTGACACTGCTGACCTGATTGCAGGCTGCGCAACCATCACAGAAGCAGTGGTCAAGGTGCTGCATGAGACACAGCTTGATTACCTGCGCTTTGACGCTGATGACATGCACGCGGCTATTGCAGAGCACCTGACTGATGCTGCCAATGACCTGCAGAACCTGCCCGCGCTGACTGATGCGCAGGCGCTGCTGCTGACCGATATCACTGAGCTGCTTGGTGACAATGACCTGTCATGGCTTGCCGACATCGAGCAGGACGTTGACACTGATGCGCTGCTGCTTGACATGGCACGCTGCCGCTGCCCGGTCTGCCGCACTGACTGCAGCGCGCAGCTGCTCTACACCAGCACTGACGAGTACGTTGTATGCCCTGGCTGCAACGGCGCCACGCTCGCAAGTGGCCTGACCGATGCAGCGCAGGATGAAGCGCACGTTGCCCTGCTCACCATGCTGACTGAAGCACGCAAGCACAATGACATGGTGCTGCGCCTGCTGTACCGGGGTGTATGATGCCCCTGAAGTGGTGGTCACGCATCCCTGAAGATGCATACGCTTTCCAAGACCGCTGCAGCGCTGCGGCACAGGCAGCGCACGCTGCGCACTGTCGCCTGCTGCTGACCTGTGCCCCTGCAGAGCAGCAGGTGGAGCAGGCGCGCATCTTCCTGGGTGCCCTGTATGGCATCAGGGCAGAGCGTGCTTGGCACCTGGTGCACCCTGACGGTCAGCCTGACCTGCAGACCGTCAGCGCACCAAGCAACGCACCGAGCAGCCCGCTGACCCTTGATCCTGAGCCCGTCAAGTCACACTGCATCAGCGGCAAAGAAGTCTACCAAGCGCACCCCACTGTGCCCGCTGACCTTCAGAAGCTGAACGTGCACCTGCGCGGCTGCTCCCGGCTGCTCTTTCTGACC